CTAGTGGTAATTCTGGGCTACCTGCTTCTGGAGCTAACCACTGGAGCATAGGGTTAATAAAAAAAGCGAATAGAAAGCCCAAAGCACATACCCACATTAAAGCTGGCCTAGCTCCTGCTACGAATGTTGATCTATGGCCTGCTTGAACTTTACTAATCTCGGCCTGCAGTAGAGCAGGCTGCATAGCTAGACGTTGTTTAATGATAGTCGCTTGCTCACGCTCATCATCACTGGTGAATATCTGATCTATGATATTGCCCACAGCAACAATAGGTTCTACTACGCTGCCACCACCTAATAAACTCGAAAGCCAGCCCATAATTAATCCTTTAGCTCAAAATGTGGGAAGTCCTGCCAACTTTTCCACAAGCCACCCCACTTTAGCTTATGACCCAACTGGGAAGACGCTTGAAGCATAGCCGCTGCTATAATTGCTAAATGTTCTTTTTCCCATGAGGCTTTACCGTCAACGTAAGCGTACACATCCAAAGCCCGTCCTGATTGATGGTATGATTTATTGATGCGTCCATCTGCCTTTGACTTTCCAGCGGTAAACAACGCGGCTTGATCTGAGGTGCTTCGCAGGCCACCAGTGCTAGGGATGCCGAAATCAATATTAGTAATTTTAATTGCCAAGTCACTTATGTCTAATAGCCTTTGGTCGCAGCCTGCTCGATGGTTTAATGAGTTTTGCCCAAGTTTGAACATTATGCCGCCTCATCGTATAACTGAGTTATACCTACTCTAAATCGTTGGGTTTCTCCCCACACTGGGTCGTAAATCACAGCAGACATTGAGCGTCCTGAACCGTAACCCGCTTGGTGGTGATATTCGTCAACGGCTGCCAAGCTGTTCCAGCTTTCAAACAGCATGGCCCCTCCCACCTCGGACTGTTGTTTGTGGTGTATGTGGCCGAGGTGACAATATCGAGCCGTGGTCTCACCCCATAGCTTGGCGTGATTTCGCGTGAAATATTCATAGATGCGTTGATGCTTGATGCCTTTATCGCCATGATGACTTGTTAGTAATACGCTTTTATATTGGTAGTGAATGAATTTTGAAACATTAGAAAGTACATTTACTCTTGGTTCATCTTCATAAAAGACGGTTAACATGGAATTTATTACCATGCTTAGGTCTTCATCGTGATTTCCGCGTGTGTTCATTAAGGTGACTTTCTGATTAAGTTCTAAAGCCCACTCCACGGCTTGTCTATAAATTCTTACAGCCGATTCTACCGAGTCAATCCAGTGACCCGAACTGTCTAGGCTCGTTCCAGCGGCAGTGATATTGGGGGTATTGCAATGTAAAAAATCACCTACGTTAAGGAGTAAAAACTCAGTGCCTTTGCCGCAATTAGTTATGAGGGTTTTTATGGCTTGTAAAGTCACCTTTTCTGCAATGGATAAATCCCAATCCCCACCACCGTAATTTCGCTTGACCAACATTCCTATATGAGCATCACCGATGATTACGGTAGCTAGGCGCTCTTTAACGCCCTTGTCAGGCTTGAATGGTAATGGCTTATACTTCTTTAACTCTTGGCTTAAACCGTCTGCCACGCCCTGCAAGTCAGCCACAAGGCTCTCTTTTCTGAGTGAACTTTTCACCCACTGGCGCAGTGGTTCCCCTGTCTGTAGGTCGTAGTAGGTCGAGATCCCTTTAGCCTGATGGGTCGATGGAACGGAGTGAGTCATATCGTGCTGAGGACTCCAGCCACGCCTAGCAGCCTGCTCTTTTGCGCGTTTCAATGTGCGCTCTAAACCACGGTGGTTAATCCCTAATGCTGTAGCTGCTTTGGCCTGAGAGCCATGCTTTATAACTGCGTCAATAATCTGACCCTGACGCTCGGTTGCGAACTGTTTAAGGCTTTTTAGATCCATGACTAGCTCCGTAACATAAACGCTACACTCGATACTAAAGCTGCGATGAGAATGCGAACAAACCACTCGTTTGAATTGCTTGTTTTAGAAGTCATTGCTAACTTAATAGCATGTTGATCAATAGCTTCACTATGGCGATTAAGGCGGTTATCCTGAACCACGTTGTGATCGACCAAATTCTCCAGTTTTATAGAATGCTCGGTCAGCTTTATCATCGCATCAGCTAACTTATCTATCTTTGCTTCCAACCTATCAAAACGTGCAGCTTCCATCGCATTAATACCCTTCTATGTGCTGAACTAGATCAATACGATCCTTTATAGACTCGCAACTTGTCAAAGTCGCCAGATAACATCTTACGCTTAACTACATCATCCATAGCTGGGTCATCCCAACCAATACCCGCTTCTTTAAGCCATTCGCTTATTAGTGCAGCGTCTATTACGCCTACTAACTTTGAGTCACCAAAATCAGCATTGCCGTTCTGTCGTAACTCTTCTGCGCGATCCAGCATAGGAGTCCAATCCTGCTGCTTAACGTGGATTAACTTGCCATCTTCTTCGTACCACTGTTCGGAAATCTTAGCCATGATTCTTCCTTAAAAAAAAGGAGTGCCGAAGCACCCCCTTTAGCTAGTTAAAACTATGACCTAAGATGTTGTACAGTCAGCGATCAAGCCTAACGCCTTTTCATTTCTGACGACCAAAGTGGATTCGCACAGAATTTGACGCTTCTCGTTATCGCCTGTTTTAGATAACGCTTCGTTCTTCATTGCACGTAAAGATGCAAGTGCTAGCTTATCTTTCTGGATAATCCACACATCTTTGGCTCTATTATGGCGCGATGGCGTAAACGTAACACTGCCCCAGGGCGTCATATAAACATTTAACAAGTTTTCAACCTTGCCAGATGCGCCTGTAGAACGCTGGTTGTTGTTACCAGTAAAGCCTAGTGCCTTATTCATTTGGAAAGTAGACAAATAAACAGTATCTGGCTTTCCACCTTCTGCCCAGATTTCCTGCATACAAGTATCAAAGTCAGCTTGACTAAATACAGTTGCAGTTCCGTCTGTACGAGCATTAGTGCCGTTACCAGTAGGGTTAGAACCGCCATTACCTACGTTAGTTACGTTGGTCTTAACGAATGAACCTAAACCACCCAATTCGCGAGCAGTAGTAGCATTACCAGCTACGCGAGCGTTGTTAGCGAACAAAGACATTTCAATGTCAGTTTTTTGTTCAGCAGCAATTTTTACGATTTGATAAGACATTTCTTTACCACGACCAGCATTCTTAACGCTTTCATCCGTACCTGATATAGTACAAGCGTTCTTGAATATCTGGGTGTAGTTTCCAAGCCTAGCTGTGGCTGTAACTGCATCACCAGCAGTATCGTTTCCTTCAATATGAGCATTCGTTGCAATCGCTGCACGATTTGCATCAGTTTGCCATTCGTGTAGTGTGTTGGTTGCGCTCACCTTGGCGATAGAGCTAAGTAAAGGAGTTTCTTCTGGAGACACGTTATAGATGACGTTACTAAGGTCTTCGCGTATACCAACAGAATCGTATGTGTCAAATGTGTTTGCGGGTTGTGCCATGATATTTCTTCCTAAATGATTGATTTAAATAAAGTTAACTATTGAATAGCAATGCAGCAGCATCGTGCGCGCTGCCTGATTTCTTCAACTTTGACATTAGCTTGCCTTGCGCTTTCTTAGCAGAATCAGGTTGCTTTTTAGTGCCAGCTTTCATTAATGGGCGGGCTTTTTTGAGCTTTGCTTGCACATTACTCTTGCCCTCCTGCGACTGCCGCCATAGCATGCTTTCATGGAGTGTTTGCATAGTTCTGGCATCGACAACTGAGTGAATCTCCGCTGCTGTGAATCCGAGCCTTTCACCATTTTTAATTAAATTCTCTTTCAGTTTTGGTGCTTTTTCAGCATCTGCAAAATCTGGAATGAGCGTCTTTAATTGTTCCATTTGCTGCTGCAAGTTGGCTTTATTAGCCTGTCCTTGCGCTGCTGCTTGTGCTTGACCCTGCTGTACTAGTTGATGCCTCTGCGCTTGAAACTTGCCCATCTCTTCACGGTAAGTAGCTTCTGCCTCAATGTACCCAAGCGGGTCATCTGCCAGTAGTTCTCTAGTGGGTGGAGTGGGTTGTTGTATAACGCCCTGTGTTTGTACCTGTCTAAGTAGTGTGTCTAGCTGCTCACGCTGCTGATTTAGCCCGTTATAAGCCTCTTCTGCCTGCTTGCGCTGCTCGGCTGCTTGCTTCATGCCCTTCTGAATATATTGCTGGCCCGAATAGTCTCGCTTTAGATCATCTAGACTTACTGATACATCTTGACCATCAACTTTAATGGAAAAGGTATTAGGTTCTGCTTGATCGGCTTGATCTTCATCTGCTGCATATTCTTCTTCACCGTCATCTTCATCTTCATCTTCTGCATCTTCTGCATCATCTTCAGATTCTTCATAATCGGCTTCTTCAACCTCCGCTTCTTCAACCTCTGCGACTTCGGTTTCGGTAGTTTCTACTTCGGCTGTTTCTGACTCTACTGGAGCCATTAGCGCCTCAACTGCACTTTCAATGCTTTGGTTAGTCGTTTCCACGGTGCTATCCTTTATTTGCTGCGCTTGTCTCGCATATCCTCATTCGTGATTACACGTTTGAGAGTAGCTTCGAACTCGTTTAATGCCCGCGTAATAGCGTGAGCATCTTCTCTAGCTTCCGAATCGGATTTACTAGATTGTAAGAACTTTTTAACCTGTTCTGCTCGTACACTAGCAAATACAGCAACAAAAGTATCATCGGCTAACAATTTTAAAGCCTGAGATTTCAAAATCATTGAATATTACCCATCCGAGGGGCCGCTTGCATGGCGCGTACACGCTCAACGTCTACCGCAGTACCGTATTGGCCTAAGATTTTAGCCGCCTCAATGAGTAGTTCTTGGTTCATCTTGTCGCGGTTTAGGTCATCGCCGGCTTGTAATTCACGGTATTTAAGCTGTAGCTCTTGTAGTTCACGACCCTGTGCAGATTGCATTTCAGCAGCCTTAACTTGCATACTAGATTGCATCTTAATTTGATCACCCTGCATCTTACCTTGCATACGCATTTGATCGCCCTGCAACTTGGCCTGGGCCTTGATCGTTTCAGCCTGAATCAATGCTTCTGCCATTGGATCGCCCTGCTGTCCAGCCTGTGCTGCCTGCTGCTGCTGTGCTGCAATTAACTGCTGCTCTTTCTCTGGTGTCATTGGGGCGTAATAGCGGTCAGCATTTTTAAGACCGCTTAAAGCCAACATATCCGACAATGTGTTTCGCATTTGAGTCATTGAAACTAAGCCATTTTGCGCCCCGTAGGTTTGCCAAATCTGCTGCTGAGTTTGGAAAGTTTGCATTAGTGCAGCGGCTTTAACATCTTCTTTACCAGTACCTAGACCTACGTTAATTTCCATATCCATATCAATGTCCCAAACACTGGGATCTACTGGTATGAATTCACCGTTTAAGCGCATCATCTGCTCGTCAGGGGAGTTTTTAACAGAAACGTGTAACATTAGCTGGAATAACCGCTTCATGCCCTCAGCGAGGTTTCTAGCCATCACTTCAACGTGTCCTGCACTGGCTTGTGCGGTCAGTGCTGCGCCTGTCGCTGTGGTGTTCTGTAGAGCGTCTGCGTTAAGCCCCATACTCATCTTAGAGATGCCTGTTTTCTCTTCTACAAGCATATCGAGGTATTGGAGGGCTGGTAGGGTTGCCCCTGCTACAAAAGGTACTACAAGAGGGTTTACTGACCCTATTTGCTCTGAACGAATGATTGCACCAATTTCGTTGTTTAGCACGTCATCCATCTCTACTAGATCTTCGTTAACTTCTAGGCGAGGGGTGTTGGTCAATGCTACGTTGTCTAGGATTCCACGAAGTACACTTGTAGTCGTATCCTGATCGTTCATTACCAATTCAGCGAGCGAGCGCCCATAGAATGCGTGTGGCTCTGGGTCCACATGGAAATCCGCAAAGGGAACTCTGTCCCAAGGTTCTTGTTCTAAGATCTCGTAGTTAGTGCCGCCACATAGAAACTTATGAAGGGTTGGTACGCCATCACCCTCAATGTCCATACGTATATATGCCTCTGTAACAACAACCAGGCGCATAGAGGGGTCATTAACAATATCTTCTTCTGAGTCTACGCTCTCACCGAAGCGCAATATCTGTTCTTCATCGCCACTGGAATCGTCACCTGAACCTGCCAAGCCATCAATAACATCCTGGTCAAATCCCATTGCTACTAGATCGCCTGCGTACTTTTCTGACTTATGACAAACAATATAAGCGTCATCAATTGATTTAGCACTGCCGTCAATAAAGAACTCTTCTGGGGGTATTCCCTCAACCACCATTTCGCCCTCTTCTCGCTTATGAGAGATGACCATACTGTGTACATTAATCGGGGCTTCCATTCCGAATTGGTCCATCTCCATAGATATTTCTTGCGCGTGTTCAACAACTTCAACCTCATCATCTGAAACTAAAACTTGAACTTCTTCATCTGACAAGTTTTCATAGGTGTAGGATTCAGCAATAGTCTCTGTATTCCACCAAACCTTAACCAGACCAACCTTTTTAACCAAGGAGTCATGTATGGCGTTACTTAATACGTTATACCCACCTACCTTGTTAAACACCCAGTGCGTATAGGCAGTTGCTTGTTCTGCGTTAGCCACATCTTCCGGGCCTTTAGGCGTGAACTCCACGAACTTATCGTTAGTCAAGAACACGCGCATTAAACCGGGCTTTGCACCACGAACAACATCGCGCACTTTAGTAGAGACAACCTTAGAGCGTCCCTCTTCATGCTCTAGGTCCACAGCGCCATCAAAGTATTTCTGAGCCTTTTCACGCTGATCTCGAATATCACTATCAACGTAATCAATAGCAGCTTGAATAGCTGATTTGACTGCGCCCTGGATGTCGTCTTCTTTCATTTGTGACATTACTTATTCTCTCCAAATATCGAATTACCAGCACCTTCTACCGCTTCCTGTCCCGTTGTAACTGCACTCACTCCAGTTAGGAATTGCTTCATAAAGCTTGTTTTCTTACCTACAGGTTTAACGTATGTCTGGCCCAGGCCTACAGCATCTTTTACTTGCTTAATAATAGGAATGTTTCCAGAAGTGACCATTGTCGGAGTTGGGCCTATAGTGTCAAAAAACCTTCTTAGCCCAGAAAATAAACTGTTAGCAGAATTTGAGTAGTTTTGCGCCCTAGAGCTAATCCTAATTGCGGTTGTGGATAGCGCATTAATATTTGCCCGTTCTTCTTTTGTGAATAGCGTTCCTACTAATGTGTTGTTCTTCTTAATATTGGCCCAGGCCTTAGTAAATGCAGCACCGTTAATCTTGCCATTCGTAGATATCATTTGGTCTGATAGTTTAATAAAGAACTCTTGGCGTAATTGGTTCCACGTTTCAGGCGATAGGTTCTTCTTTAGCGTGATTAGGTCGCGTGACATGTTTGTCTTATTCGGGTTTAGCGCCACACCAAATATAGCGTTGGCAGCATCTTCTGGAGCAACATTAAGAACGACTTCACCGTCCCTGATGCCTGCAGTTGTTAATTTCTTTAGAACGCCCTCTGTTTCCCACTTCTTCATAAAGTCTTTATGCTGGGTTATAGCGTCCAGCCATGACGATACAGTAGCTGGATCACCATGAAGCATCATGTCGTTAGCTTGATCTATCAAGTGGACATCTAACTGACGGTTCATTTCAGCAGCAGCGAATCCTTCTGGACCAGCTTGATTAGCGTGTTTTGAGAGTATCTGCCTGGCAGAAAATATATCACTTAATGACCTACCCTCTTGCATTAGTGGAGCCAGCTTTTCATTGAATAACCGGAATGCTAACGGAGCGTTAATGTCGCTTACTTTACCCTCTAGGCTTGCTAATATATCGACAACCACTGATTGACCCGACTGTGGGTTAAGGTAAGCACTACCAGCCCTAGCTGACTCATAAGCCAGATCCCTAGCATCACCTTGTTCAGCCTTTGCAGACACTAGCTCTTGTTGTGCTGTTGCACCGCCTGCCCTTCTGTCAATGACCTGACCATCAGGTCCAGCCATTTGCTGTTGTATCGCACCTAAGTTGCCTGCAACCGCTACGTTTTGAGCATTTCTAGTAGCGGCCATCTCTCTTTCTGCACTAGAACCAAATCTGCCTGATTCAATCGCATCTTCTAATAACTGCCTAGATCGATCACCAGACACATCCCCTGGGGTCATGGGTACTGGCTCTGGTAAGTTTTGAGCGGTCTGATACCTTGCTGACTGTTCAGGAATAGCCCCGCCACTAATGTCTTTGTTCATTGCCTTGTAGACATCATCCATTACTTCGTCAGGGTTAAATCCCTCATCGACTAACACTTTCTCTATTTCTGCTACGGCTTTGCCTGT